TGGTTTTATTGGCGTTACTGTCGTCCTTACCATAAAGCGACATGGCAATCTCCGATTTTTTAAAAGTTGTCTATGTTATATTTATTCAAGTAGTGCTTTCTCTAGTGCTGCGACTAGTTGATCGTCTACTTTATTACCTGATTTAGCTGCTGCTTTTTTAAGTAATCCGATAACAAACTTCTTAAGTGTATCTTCTAGATCCTCTGGAATCTTGTCTACTGCTGCATCAATGATTTTGATAGCAAATGGGAGTAAAAATTTAGTCATAATTAAAACAATTGTTATATTATATAGCGAGTTCATCCTCCCATTTTTCTATGGTGATGCCCCTACTCTCCAATTGTGACAATGCATAGTCCATAATAACTACAACTCTGTCGTGAGTTCCGTGATGTTGTGCCCAATGTTTATCGTTATCATGGAATGCAAAGAGTTCTCCTACCTTCCATGTTCTTTTTCTTCCGCGTACACTCAACCAAGCACCTTCGTCCTCTATGACAGGGAAGTGGAGACGTAATGAATCTATATCTCCGTTATGTGGATTGATTTTTGTGCCAGGTGAGAGCTTACTTATAGTACAACTCTTAAGTAACTCACCGTCTACATCTTCTTTGATTGCACTATAGAACGTAGGACACAATTCTTTCATACTTTCAGTCAATTGTGGTAATACTTCCTTTACTTTTTCCGTAGTAGTATTAAACAACTCAACGAATGATACCATCTCGCTGAGTTCAAAGTCATCTTCTGTTGTTGTAGTTCCCACTACGTTAAGTGGCATAGGAATTACTCTCCAGTCACCTTCCCAGAGTTGAACCCTACCTAAATTTCTATCTTCTACCCACTGATCTAGTACCCACTCAGTAAGTATAGGTTGATTAACCTCTACAAACTTTATGATCTCAGGTATTATTTGTTTATAATTGTCTCTTAAATTTTTGTAAGAAGATAACGACTCAAGCGTTTGTTCCTGCCAAATTTTCCTCACTTCCACTACCTAATAATAAACCATTTTTCATTGCTATCTCATACATTATAGAATGTATTGTCATGTCATATGCAGTTGACCAAGGTTGAGTAGTCTCATTTGCTATCCAGCATTGGAGACTTCCGTACTGTGCCTTGGGTATGTTGTCATCAAACCAGAAATCGTATTCCATTATGAACAATCTTTGTTTCCATGTACTGGACATTCTACACCCTTCTTGCTGTGATTGCAAGCTTCTTCTTTTATCTGAGGATTATTTTTCTTTCCCTGTTTAGGGACTTTAGGCATTTTCTTTTCTTGTCCTGACTTCATGCCATCGGGGTCATCCAATTCTGGCATGACCACCACAGGACCTTTTACTTTTTTTCAGCGAGTGCTCTCCATTCAGAGAATTCTTTAACACAGTTAGGAACTGTCTTACCACCTTTCTTCTTGGTTCCTTTTGCCTTATAACCATCCCAACAAGTAGATGCACCAACGTTCTTACGTGCTGTCTTCATATCACCTTCAACATTTAATGTCTTCGGATAGTCCTTGTCACCTTTCTTTGCAGGTTTTTCTCCTCTCTTTCTCTTAGCATGGATGTTATCCCAGAGACCTTTCTTACCTTCTTCTACTGAAGAGGGTGTAGTTTCTTCTACTTCATGCTCAATGACTTTACCATCAGCATCTTTTTCGTGATGCTCCTTCTTCATTGCCTTAGAGATTGCTTTTCTCCTCTTATGAAGATACTTGTCACTGCTATCTGTGTCACCATCATTGTCTATATCTTTATCTTTTCTATCTTTAAACTTCTTCTTTACTGCCATTGGGTTCACTGGATCTAAACCCTCTTCTACTTCATTCTTATCTGTATTAATTACATGCTCATGCATCTCACTTACAAGTATATTTAATGTAGGAACTGGAACGTCTTGCTCTAGTCCATGTTCAAACATAACATCGTAATGTGTGATGTTTCCTTGCTCATCAAGGGTATGCATTTCTTTTAATGTATTACCTTTACCCCACTCACTATGCTCTACCTTAGTAGCACATGAATGCTTTACCTTCTTCACTGCTGGTTTGCCTTCTTCTCCTTTTGGTTCTGCAAGTTTCATACCAGGTGCGTCACCGCCACCTACGCCATCAGCACCAAGACCTTTTACGTCTGTGTTTGCCATCTTTGCAGAGTAATCGTATCTCCAGTTTTCATCGAAACGATTATAATTAAATGCTTTTGGATTGTTTAAGTTATCAGCAGCTAGATCTGCTAAACTTTTTTCCTCGTGTTTATCCATCTTATTTAAAGGGTGTTTGCTTGGGATAGTTTCTTTCACTTTTACTGTGTTAGATGGTTTTGCAACCTTCTGACCAGGTGTAATAGACATTACATACTCACGATAAGCGTCAGTTCCAATCTCGAATACTTCTTTGATATCTTTTATCCAACTGCGGAACTTTGTATTCTCTGCAGTTAAGCATAAGACATAGTTAGGACCTCTGCGGTGTATCTTACCCACATTTCCTTGTTCAGTAATAACCCACTCACCTCTTTTATAGACTTCGTTCTTATAGAACTTATCTCTGGTGATATTTGCTTCCGCAACCTTGGATTTTTTAGTGAAGTCTGAGAGACTTTTCATTAATATAGATGTACTTATCAAGTTTATTTATACAACTAAGGCATGTTTGCCCTAATTTCTCCCATTAACTTCCGCGTATCATTATCGTTGAGACCTTTTGGTATACCTTTTCTAAAAGATTTGTAATCTCCAGCGACTGCTGCTCTCCGCATTTTTGTACCAGATATAGCAAAGGTATCACCGTCTGCATCACGGTCACCAGATGATATAACATCCATCTTACGGAAGTAATAGTCCTTACCATTATAATTTTTAATCCACTTCATAGCATTGACTCTATCAGAACCTACAACAAAGTTAGCATCATCATATCCCTGTGTTTGCAACTCAGATAATATCTCTACAGGTGAGCCAGGTATACTTCTAAAATGCTTTGCATAACTAGGAAACATCTTCTTAGCATAATATAATTTTCTTTCATAGTTTAATGGGTTAGAACCTTTACCATCTACCGATTGTGAGAAGTATACAAACCAATCACACCCCTTTGCAGTTCTTTGAACAGCTTTAAAATTCTCAGCATGACCTGTGGTAGGAGGTTGGAACCTACCGAATGTAAAATAGACGCACTTATACTTTACTATCTCCATTGCTTTGCCAGTGTGAAGTTGTTATAGGAAAACTCAATTCTATTTACAAGTTTAATCATATCTCCATCATGATGTAGAACATATCCCTCAGGACCTGTTACTTTATACCCCTTGTCAGTCTGAACAAAGGTTCTAAAACTCTCCAAATTATCCAGAGCTTTTATGACTATGGTTTTATTCTCTTGCATCTTTCTGTAGAGTGTAAACATAGCATCAAACTCATCTATATTGTCCTCAAGATATGCAATACCATCATACATTTGCTTTCTTCTCTCCGCTTGCTTCTGTACACTCTTCATCTTATCTACTTCTTTGTTCATCTTTGTACGATAAAAATCACCGATGCCTGTGATTGCTTTTTTAGAGTCATTTATAGCACGTCCTTCCTTTATCTCATTGTTAAAGAACTGTTTGAGGTATGATGCTATGTGATATTTTTTATCTCCTGTTGTTCCCATGTTACTTACTAAAGTATCAAGAAATTTTCCTGATTTTTTACACATAGATTCTATTGTATTAGTGTTACGTTCAAACAATTGTAGTGTTGTTACAGGCACAGCAACATCTGCCATAGGTGTATCGTTTTCTATGACTGCACAGTCTGTTGTTTTCATAAACTCTGATGTAGGTGCACCAGCAGATGCTGTCATAGTGACTAAATCATCACCAGTATAATGCGTATGGAAGACTACACCGATCTTTGCTGCTGATATCTTTTTACCAATATCAGTTTCTACTGGTATACCATAGGTAATAGTGTTAGGTGTAAATGTTATTAAATTTTCATTGTTTACAGTTGTCTTTATCTTATCCTTTTCTGTGAATAAGAGGTCTCCTTGAACGACACCTTTTATTCCTAGTTCTTTAAAGTATTTTAATGATGCTTTTAATTTTACTGCAAGATCTCCCTGATAATATACATCAACATCATCATCAAAATGGCATAGTTTTGGTTCTTTATTGAACACTGACTTCGTACCTACAAAAAATCTACCTGTAACTGGATGTGTCCCGCACACAACTGATGGTGCACCATCCCATTTTGTCTGCATATATCCACTGCTAGGTTTTTTACCTAACATTTTTAACATTTCTTTCATTGCAGAGACTGATGCTGTGCAACCATCTACTCCATGGTTAAGCATCTCATCCTCAATATGTTCAAGGTGTTTTAGTTGTGTTATATTTGCCATTATCTCTTAAAATAGTCTCCATTACTATGGGTAGGATAAATTTCTGAACCACTCTTAGATCTTATGTTGAAACTAAAATCATATTCCTTGGTAGAAAAATTAATATTAACTCTTTTACCTGATCCAGTTGATCCACCATAGTCTATGTTTACCTTGTCGCCATCTAATGTGCTAGCTCTTTTCATATATGCCTCGTCTACCTCATAGCAATGTAGTTTTGTGCCATCATAATGCACCATCCAGTAATCATAACCCACACCACTAGCACAGAATGCTTCTAAATTATTTTTTGCCTGTCCTGTTATGGTATAAGACTCCTTATAATCCTCTATCGTAGGTGCTTTGGATTCCTTATCATACTTAGAAAATACATCTAAAAATTTTCCTTGATCTATATTAAACATCTCCAAATATTTTTGACCCATATCTGGTATTTTTCCTGCTTTTAACTCACTTACAGGAAATATTTGTAAACCTTTACCACCACCCCTAACACCTATGTTAAAGAATGATAGTGTGCTGCCAAATTTAACTGATAAGTATATGTCTTTGTTCTGTTTCTTATTTGGTTGACCAATAGTGACCGTAATATCTGTCAGAGTCTTACCTAATTTTAATTCTTTCTTTCCCTCTGCAGAAATATAAAAAGAACCAGACGCATACTTCATAGGACGTCTAGTATTTGCAGTTCCTGCGTGCTTAACTTTCTTAACACAAGTGCCAGGATTTGCTGCACATATTTTCTTCAAAATTTCAGTAACATGATCTGGATATTTACCTCCATGATCAGCAAATTTTTCAAAACTTTCGTTAAGATCTGTCTCATACTGATTACCAAGATTGACTTTAGGTCCTCCTGATTGCTGACCACCAAAATGGTGAGTTTTTCCTAGCTCTTTTAGGTTCCAAGTGCCTATAACAGATGGGTCATGATCACTACCAGAACCAGTCAACATAACCTGTGCTTTTCTACTTCTAGATTGGTTGGCAACACTAATAATATCTGATATGAATGCTCTTCCTACTGCTTCTTTCTTAAGATCTGCTCTTGTATATGTTGACTCACTATCATCTTTAAATGTAACTGTTATACTCTGTACTTTTACATACCCTTCTTCATCAGCAAGTTGTAGCAGATCACCATTTACTATCTTTTGTAGTAAAGTAGTGGGTCTGCCCATGTAAGGTTCTCCCTTACGTACTAATTCATTGAGTGCTAATGGTTTCATAAGAACTATTTAGAACTGTTTCCAGTATCTAGAGGGTAGTAAACCAGCCTCACTGTCTGTTCTATCCTTAAGAGTTAGAACGATGTCACCAGCGATACTAATTCGTTTATGTTCTCTGGGTTCAGTAGTAGTATAATGTTCAATACTACTAGGAAACATAACCAAATGCTCAGGTTTTGGTTGAATGACATAACCATCTCCGTTGTTGTACCTATTTTCTTTAATAAATTTAAACGCATCTCCAAACCATTCGTTAGGACTTTTATGATGCAATACTAATGGATCACCTGGCGTCTGAATGTAGTATACAAACGATATATGTGAACAAGAATGGTAATGTACAGGTAATGTTTGGTTAGGATCGCATATAGTAAACCAAGTCTTAACAAAATTTACCTCGAATGTTGATTTATCAACAGAAAAATACTCTAAGTACTCAACTACTGCTTTTTTTATTTGTCTGAAAAAAGGATCTAATCTTTTATCTTGATGTACTAGAACCTTACCATGTAATTCACCTACTATTTTACCAGTAGAATTATCAAACTTACCATCCTCAAAACTTTTATATAGTAATGATAGAAAACCTGGTAATTTCTTCTCAAATACTATTAGAGGAAATGCTTGATGGAATTTAGAGGTCGTCTGCTGCACGGTTTTCAGAGTCATTGATATCAAAAGAACCACCAGGATATCTCTTCTCTAATTTTTTTATATTACCTTCAATAACTTCCTCGAATGATATATCTAATGCCATACAAGCTTGTGCTACGTACCACATAACGTCACCCAACTCAATAATAAGATGCTTTCTATTATGCTCGTCCCAAGGTTTACCTTGGAAGACCATCTTCTTAACGATTTCCATAAACTCACCAGACTCAGCAGACATCCCAACAGCAGCAGTGGTAAGGCGTTCAATATTGGCACCTTTTCTGTCAAGTTCAACCAGACGATCAGCAAACAATTCAAAATCTTTAGAACTATCGGATGTGACAGCATCAACAAACTCTTCGTAACGTTTAAAATCCATAATTAAATTTTTAATTTAGCAAATTTTTCAGATAAGTTTTCCTTATTGGATACTAACTCAATGTCTTGATTAGCATCAGTGATACCATGTTGTGCAGATTGCTCTACATCATACAGTCTCATCTTAGCACGATCAATACCAACAACGAACCTTTTATTAATAGTAGGATCATTGTATCTATTCTTCAACTGTTTAACCATTATTTGATTGATCTCTTCGAGTTCTTCCGTAGAGATAAGAGCAAACATAAGATCAGCAGTGGCAGGAAGACCAAAGGATTCACTCGTATCAGTAAGATCCACATCACTGCTCCCATACCCAGAACGAGTCGTCTGAGTAGCGGAGACGATAGGTACATTAGCTTCCACTGCAAGACCACGGAGCTCTTCCGCAATCGCCTTAATATACGAATAAGAGTTGACATTGCCCAGTTTAGAATACCTACTTGAAGCACATATATTTAGGTAATCTATGTATATTATATCAGGTTTAAATGTTTTTTTCAAGGCTAAGTCATTGAGGAGTGCTCTAAAATGAGATGCACTTGCTGATGCAGTAGGGTATTCCTTAATAACTAAAGACCCTTGAGTCTTCTTAGCAATGTTTGTTACCTTATTCTCAAACATGATCTTAGGTAACTCAGTAATGTTTTGTATATCACAGTTCAATAGGTTGGAATCTATCCTTTCGGCAATCTTTTCCTCTGCCATCTCAAGTGTAATGTATAAAACATTCTTACCTTGGAGTAGAGCAGAGCTAGCACAGTGGCACATAAACAAAGACTTACCCACACCAGTACCTGCGAGAGCAACATTGAGAGTTTTGTTAGGAAGACCACCCTTTGTAATACGGTTGAAGAACTCCAGATCAAAAGGAAGCTTCTCTTCTTTCTGATGATAGAATTCGTATCGTTCCTCGTAGTCTTCAAGGTAATCG